AGGACCATATACCAGTCCGTTGTTGAGTCTTTGGGTGGAAAACGACCCCATCCCATTCAGTCGAACGGTGTTCGATGAGTCTACGTGCCAGTCTGAGAACCTCCAGTAGAGAGCATATATCTGACCCTCTACAAGCTGGACGCCTCCTGAGAAGTTTCCGGTAACCGTTCCGGTTGTGGTTGCCGGGAAGTCTTCTCCGGTACCAATCTCAGCTGTATCGTCAAAGTCTTCCCAGTCCAATCCCTCAGCTATGCAAACCTTGGCGTTGCCTGTCGGTGTCCCTAGAAGGCTGGCAACATTCAGCTCCGCCCGATAAATCGTCATGCTTGCCGTTGCCATGAACATGGTTCCAACAGCAGCAGCGTAATTCGGATAGTTTTGGGTTGAGCCAACCTTGTAGGACTCAACGACCTTTTTGGCTACATTGTGGTCGTAATCTACCGGCCTGATTGCCGTGGCATCTACAGTCGCCGTTCCGGTGATGGACGCCGTGCGTTCGTAGGTGTAAAGGATTCTGGGCAGGTCTTCTTCCGCCTCACCTGCGTATATGAGCGTTTGCATGTTGGCAATGGTGGATGTGCGTGTGCCTGTGTCGCTGAACACGTCCTGCGACTTTGAGGTGTATGGGGGCTGGACATCCCAGTATGTGTCGCTGGACTCACCGGCACCGTTACGATAGTAATTACTGCCATCTATCGTTCCGATATTTTTCAGGCCGTAGAAATATGCTACTCCCGGCTGGATTTCCAGTTCCGGGGTAAACGTAAAGTCATGGGCGCTGTGGGAGCCACTTGTTATATCTCCAGCCGAAACTGTTGATGACGTGCCGACCAGCGTGTCCAAGGCGTTTGCGACAACTTCCCAAACCTCGACAACGACATCGCCGGGACTGCCGTATTTCTGCATCCAGTACCTTACCCTGCCAAGACTGAACTGTTCTGACACGTTAAGGTTCATACCTATCATGTATTGAGAGGACGACTGACCGAACACATAACCACTCCAGCGCAGGTCGGGCATGTCGGCCCATGTAACATCTGGAACGAGGGCGTGGAGCGCCATTGACCCTGTGGCTGTGATATCGACTTCTACGCTGTATACTCCAGTTGACGAAATGTGTGTTCTCTTGGTGGATACTGAGCCTGAAGCGGAGATGTTCAACGGCGCATCGTAGTCTATCAGCAGGCTGTGTATGTTACCGGCAATGTTGGTAACACTCTTGTGTTGCGCCATTTGCTGTTGACCGCCGAGGTAGTTTACTCCGCTCTCTGAGTACCCCTGAGTCCCACCGCCTCCATAATACCTTGTACGAAGATATGTTGACGAATCACCGTTTAGCACCTCATGCGTGAGGTGCATGAAGTTTGCCCGATACTCTGTATCAAGCGACAACTGGACAGGATTTTGGAAATAGTGCCATGGCCCCAGATACGGCGTTCCAGCAGGATAGTCGTCCCATCCTTTTGACTCCGTTTCATGGTTTAGCGGGACACCGGATACATCTGTCAGCTCCCACCTTATCCTATACCCTACGTCAGTCCCGGCTTTCCAGACGTAGTTATGCTTTATTCCCTTTATCCAGACGCTAGTGAACCTACTGGAAGAGAACGAGAACCGTTGCATCATCTCGGACACAATGATGATTTGACCAACTGTTCTCAGCCCAGTACTGCTGGTTGAGTATGAGTCAACCTGAACGTCCCTGACTATCGTCGGCCTTTTGTAGTTCGGAGTCGTAACAACAGTTCCACCGGAACTCCTGCCCTTGATACTGGAGTATGCCCAGTAGACATCTGAACTCAGCACTCTTAGAACTGCCGCCGTTCCACCGTTATTGTTATACACTCCGGTGTCATGGTATCTGGATGCTGTCCTGCTTGCGTCCGGTGTGTGGCGTGAGGATGGCGGATAAATTCCGGGAGTAAGTACAACGGCAGTCGCATCTGACACAGCAAGCCTTATGTAGTTCACCGTGTCGGTGTTAGATGACTCCAGTATGAAGTGATATTTTGTGGATGCTACGGTGGTGAATGGCGTGCCAAATGTGATGGTATTCCACAGAGCCCTATCGGTGCCCTGCTCGACTACTGTAGACCCAGAGATGCTCCCCTCGGCTACCTTTGTGTTGAGATTACCACTTCCATCGTCGGTCCATATCTGTGCGTAGATTGTGTGGGTGTCGATATTCCCACGAACTTCATCGACCTGAAACTCAATGCCGACCAGCTCTTGAGCAACCTCGATGGTGGATGCGAACCCGGCATAGTGGTAGGAGGTAGAGTACCCAACATGGATAAAAATGTCGTGCGAATATGGATAGCCACGTATAAATTCAAATGCCATTAGATCGGTACTGCCCCTTCCCTAACAGTCGGTGAAAGCTGATTGTCCTTAACCATGTTGACCCTGCCCAGCCACTTGCCCATGAAGACCCGTGACTTATAGACAAGGCCTTTATCCGACGTCATGGAAAGAAGGAGAGCGGCGGCACCGTACTTGAAATCCTTCTGCAAGAACTCTGGCAATCCGGAGTCAGGGTAATCTCCTTCATCGACCAGGCCGCTTGGTGTTCTCACATAAGTGATGTCTAGTATATAATCGGTACCGCTCGCTGCTCCTGGGGTAGGTATCACGCCGATCTGATTGAAGTCGAGGCTGTCCCTGTAGAACCAGTTGGGCAGTCCCTCGCTTGGGATAAGGAGTGACGTCATGTCCACATCCTCGGTAATACTTCTGGGTAGGATTATATAGAAAGTCCCGTTAGTCGTGCTGGTCAGCCCGATACGGGTCGGATAGATACAGTCGGCGGGAAGGTCGTAGATATAGGTACCTTCCACGAAAGCGATGTCTATCGTATTGAATATAGTGTGGGTCTCACGTGCGAGGTCGAGGTATATCTGTTTTACAGCGTACAACACATCGCTACGTGACCACCTGAAACCATCTAATCCTGCGCCCCTAAAGTCCTTAAGGACTCTAAGGGTGTCATCAATTATATCACCTAACTTAAGCGCATAATTACCCACTGTCCTCTTCCTCAGACGGGGCCATAGCGGAATCTATGTCTGCCTGAGTGATAGAGCGTTCCTTGGCGATATCCCTGAGTTCATCGAAGGCTGGACGGCCTATGTCCTGGTACAGGACAGTGAAAGGGAATCGTGTGATGTGGCGCATCTGAACACGCCCGTCCTCTGTCTGACCAGAGGGGATCGTAATGATCGCATCACCAAGAACATTCCGAATCTCCCGTGGGACGGGGATGATTTCTTCTCTCTGGAGGATGTACTTGTATCGGTCAGTCGATACGGGGACATCGGTAGGCTCGGACAGATCACGCTTGGACTCTATCCGGATGATGTCGAATTCCTCCAATAGTAGGGCTGCCCTTTGACGTTTAGCCCTTTCTTTCGGCGATAGTTCCGGCATGGCTCCTCCAGCTATGGAAGGGGGCCCGAAGGCCCCCTGTCCAGTTAGGTCTATCTGAATGCAGCGAACTGAACGACTGTTCCGTCATTCAGGGTCGAGGCACCTGGGATGGTAAAACCGGGGGTGGTAAACACAAAGGCCCCATCCACGGGATCCTTGTGGATGACACGGAGAGGATAGATGTCTCCACCCTCATCGACGTATTTGCCTGTGATAGCAGCATCAACGCCGTCCGCTTCCCACCGATTGCTGGTGACGCCATCATAGACCATCTTGTCGTTGCCTTGATACAAGGCGATCTCGTTGGTGGCGTCGAGGTTAGGCGCAGCGTCCAGAAGCATGGAGCCTGTAACTGTGCCATTGGTGAACGTGAATGCGGTGGTAACGGCAGCCTCGTTCGTGGCGATGATGAGACGGGGCAGGAACCCTAGCGATACGTTGCACGCAGCGGTTCCATCCGGGGTAACCTCACCAATAACAAAACCTTGTTCAAGAGCCATGGGTTACCTCCTTAGTTGGCAAATCCACCGGCGACGTCTTGCACGGCAGTTTCGATACGCCACACCCACAGGTCCTGTAGGATAACGGCAGCATGGTAGGTCTTCCAGCCAATCGAACCCTTCTGTCCGAGGGGATCGCCACCACGGGGAACGCCTGGGTTAAGAACCTTCGGCGTAATGGCTGTCTTGCCCTTGAGGGGCACCAGCCCGATGCAATTCTGGGCGATGATGACGATGGGGTAGACATTGATGTCTGTCCCGTTAGTCAGGGACGTTGCTCCGTCACCTTCTGCATCGTCATCGCCAGCGCCTATCCATGGGGTATAGAGCTGGGAAAGAGCGAACCGGACCTGACCCTGTGCGCCAACCTCACCAGGTACGGTGGGGGTGCTGTTGGGATACTGCTCAACAGGCACAAAGTTGGTGGACTTGCGAAGGTCGGCTTCGAGGTCGGTATGACCAAAGCCCCAGTAGGCTCCAGGCAACGGCATTGTTTCGACGTTGGGAGTAGCCTTGAGGATGGCTGAGATCTGGCGGGCCTTCTGCCGTTTCATCTCACGATGGATATAATCGACCATTGCGCCGAGCGACGTGGCCGTGTCAGCGAAGTTCTGGTTGACATCGACTCGTCCTGTGGTACCGGCATCACGGTTATATACGGCCTGTGTTCCTGCCTTGAACGTGTTGAATCTCACGGTCTCAAGGGTGTCGGGTGCTTGCTCACCGAGGAGATCAGACATCTCCATGAGAATAGGATCCTCATGGGTATCCTGAACAACGTCGGTAAGCTCCAACCATGACCCGTACTGCTCGACAGTCGCTTGGACGTCTTCGTAGGACATGGTATCGGCGGGCGGTGTGACACCTTCTGAGATCGGAGTGGTGGCCAGGGGCAGGGACAGGTAACGGCGAAATTTGATCGTCCGAGTAGATCGGGTCGGAAGCGGGCGTACCTGGGCGAACCGCTCAAGGATGAGCTGATTCATTCCACGGGTAAGCAGTCTCCTAGCGACATACGCAGCCGTTCTGGGGCTAATATCCCCATACAGAGTTGTGTCTGCCATTTAGTTACCCTCCGGATTAGGCTTCCTTCGGTAGTTCGTCAAAAGCCTTATCGAATTCGTCTTCTTGTGTGCCGAGATCAGCTGTGGACGGTGACTCTTTGGCTTTGGTATCTACCGTAGACTCCAACGCCTCGTTAGTTTCCTCGGCCTTCTCTTTGGCTTTGGTATCATGTTCTGATGCCGCTTCCTTGAGGACGTCCTCCTTGAACTTACCGATGAATTTGATCGCATCGGCAGGATCGGAAGATTCGATCAGAGGGTTCTTCGCTTCCTTGGCTTCATCGTGGTACTGACGGTACTCCTTGCTGGAAAAGATTTTGACTGCATCCGGATGGCCCTCGACAAACTCTCCCTTGTCGTTAACGAACCCTCCGGTGATAGCGAGGTCAAACCTTGCCATATTGGCTTGGAGTTCCGCATTCTCGATTCTCTTCATCACGTTATCGTCAGGTACGGCTTTACCGGCTGACTTAACATTGAAGAGCGCCTCAAACGACTCTTTGAGTTCCTGGTCCTCGATGGCTTCCTGCTGATCGCCGGAGAGACCATCAAACCAGCTATCAAACCCATCGGCGGTTTCGTCGGATTCGTCGGATTCCAGCTTGTCCTTGAGGTCCTTATTTTCCTGAGAGAGCTTTGTAGCCCAAGACTGTGTGTCTTTGAACCGCTTCTCCCAGTCGGTATCCTCTTCTTCGCTGGACGACTCTTCCTCTTCTCCCGCCTCTTTCTTGGGGGGATCGTCCTCCTCTGCCTTCTCGGTTACCTTGTCCTCGGTGGATTCCTCTTCGGATTCCTCGGACAGGGTCTCATCCTCGAAGATTGAGTCGAACTCTTCCTCTGGCGTTTGCTCCTCTGTTTTTTCCTCTTCGGCTCCCATGACACCTCCTAGCGAGTCCTTGTGGAGTCTAGGCTAATTCCTGTTTAACAAACCATGACTACCGCTGTCAAGACGTAGTATCCATGGACGTATAGATTTCCTCTAGCTCATCCGGCTCGGCATTGAGTGTCTGGTCGGCCTTGACAGGCTGGTTCAATACAATGTCGCACAGGAATATAGCGCCCTTGTAGAACATATCGACCTCTGCCGGATTCTCTTTAACGAGTAGATCCTTCAGGAACCCCACACGGGCCTCCTGTAACTCCTCGACAACGATACGCCAAGCCTCTGACGTTGAGATACTGATCCATTTTTCTGCTCGTTCCCTATCCATGGCTCCTCCTATTGCACTATGTCGGCGGGCCTATCCTCGACACTACCTGGGGGCAGCGAACCGGCTGCTTCCAGTTGTGCTCCCTCGTCGGATCCCAGCCCGTCCATTTCTTGGCGTTTAGCCATCATCTTGGCCATCTCTCTGGCCTCTTTCTCCAGTTCATCGTTAGTCTTCAGGAAGATCTCTTCGTCCAGATCTCTGAGCTTGGCTATCTCCTCCATGAACGGTTTCGGCTTGATCAGCCGTGTCAGGATCGGATTCGAGAGTGCCAGCATCATATACTCGGTCAGGTTATTGGATCTGGTCACACGGTCCTGGTAAGACGAGAAACCAAGTGCCTGAACCTGCATATCGCCCTTGATCGACTCATCCTGGTCGTTGACCATGAAGTAGTGATACAGGGATTCGATTGCAGGCTCAACGAGGCCTTCGTCGATATTGCGAATGATATTGCCCATCTGCCGGTTACCGGCCTCGATGAGTCGGCTAGTAGCGTAGGCAGTCTCCGGATTATGTTCAGAGTTTTCGCCTTGGAGTAGTTTCGGGATACCGGATTCTTCATCGGCGAATCGTTCAAAGATATTGACCAGTTCGAGAAGTCCTCGACCCACATCGGGTGGCGCAAACCATTGCATCGCATCGGCTATCCTCCCGACCCCTTGCTGGAATTTAAAGATCTTTCCTGGGTACAGGCTCATTGAAGTGCCTGGTTCAAGGGCGCCCGTATTCACGGCGCCAAGGACGTTTCCAGACAGGGCCTTGTTGTCGATAAAGCATCTGACGCCAGAATTGATCATCATCTGGCTATCTCTCAGGTTCTCAGGGACACCGACACCATCTGACTCATGGGGCATCTTCTCCCAGTAGCCAAAGTGGAATGGCCTGAGCATACCTGGCAACGGGTTGTCGATTGGCTTATATACGATCTTGTCGCCAGCGATAATACAGAATATCTCTTTTTCCTTGGAATCATCAATCGGATCGCCGTACCAGTCGTCCTTCAGGGTCAATGCTGGCGCTCTGCCCCAGAACTCAAGGATCCGGATGGTCTTGTACCGCTTTGTCAGGGCATGGCGTTCTGGCCCTTCGGATT